CGGATGCAGGCGAAGACCGCAGAAACAGACTTCAACGCCGCGCTGTCCCGTGTCCAGGGTGAGATGAGGCGAATTGCGGCTGATGCCACCAATAACCAAACGCGCAGCCAGTACGCCACGTACGGGAAGCTCGATAGCGTTTTGCGCCCCAAGTACACCGGCGAGGGGTTTTCGCTGTCTTTCAGCACTGAGCCGGCGCCGGAAGGAATGGTTGGCATGGTGTGCTTCGTCAGTCATGCCGGTGGGCATACTCGCGAATACCGTGCGCACGTCCCGTCTGATGGCAAGGGTGCCAAGGGCGGCGACGTAATGAGCAAGACCCATGCCTTCGGGTCTGGCACCTCCTACGGCATGCGCTACCTGCTGAAGATGATCTTCAACGTCGCGATCGGCGAAGAGGACGACGACGGCAACAGCGCCAGCGGCGATGACTTCCGTGAGGCGATCATGGCCGACCTGACTGCAAAAGTAGCAGCGGCGCCTGACAAGGTCCTGCTGCAAGAGGCCTGGCAGTCCGGGCTGAAGGTTCTTCACGCAGCCAGGGATGCCGCAGGCGCAGAAGTGTTGCGCGACGCCGTCAACAAGCGCAAGGCTGAACTGGAGGCCGCGAAATGATCCTGATCAACTGCGAACAAGGCAGTCCTGAGTGGCACCAGGCTCGCTCGGGCTGCATCACTGCCAGCATGTTCACCGTCGCCAGGCAGCGAGTGAACGGGCTGACTGCCCAGCAGCAGATTTATGTATCGGCGCTTCTTGCCGGTAAGCCAGAGACTGATGCCCGCGCCGAGGCTGAATACAAGGCCGCGCCCAAGGCTGATGTGGTGCGCCGAGCGCTTGCCGGCGAACCAGTTGGCGAGCCATCCGAAGCGGCCATGAATTATGCATTCGGCCTCGCTGTTGAGCGCATCAGTGGCACCGCCCTCGACGGAGGGTTCGAAACCTGGCAGATGAAGCGCGGCCACGAACTGGAGCCGCAAGCGCGAATGGAGCATGAACTACAGACCGGCCTGATGGTTGAGCGCGCCGGGTTCGTAACCACCGACGACGGTGCATTCGGCGCCAGCGCTGATGGCTTGATCGGCGAGGATGGTGGCAGCGAGTACAAGTGCTTCCTGGCGCCCGAGAAGCTGCGCGCCTTCCACATCGACAACGATGCCAGCGGGATCATGGATCAGGTGCAGGGCTGCATGTGGATCACCGGCCGCAAGTTCTGGCATGTGGGCATGTACTGCCCGGCCCTAGAGCCAGTCGGCCGACAGCTTTGGTGGAAAGAGTTCCAGCGCGACGACGACTACATCGAAAAGCTCGAGGAAGACCTGTGGCAGTTCAAGCTACTGGTCGACGAGTACGAGCAGAAGTTGAGGAGCACAGCAGCATGATCAGTACCGAACTCAGCATGATCCAAATGCTCGACCCTCGGCGCCACGAACTAGCCCTGCTCCAGGAGGCGTTCTTGAGCAAGGGAGGGGCTATTGCGGTCCTTCCCAGTCCAAGCTTCGCGCCGCCACCGCCGCGGCATGAGCCGCCGCCCAGGAAGGTGAAGCCAAAGGTCAAGGCCAAGCCGGAAGCCTCGGTATGGCTCGACAAGATGGCGCAGCGGGACATCGAGCGTGAAGAGCGGCAGGCTCAGCGGGAAAAGGAAAGGGTCGACCTGATCGAGCGGATTCGGAACATGGCCGAAACGATGACCTATGCACAGGTGATATCGCAGACCGGCATGGCGCGGCGAACGCTCCAGCGAATCGCTGTAGAGAATGAGTTCAAGTTCCGGCCAGCTATCAGTAACCGCCGCCCGCAGCGCACGACCGAGGCGGACGACATCAAGCGCGCCGAGCGGATCAGGGGCTTCAAGGAAATTGGTCTGTCCCGATACCAGGCCATGAGCCAGCTCGGCGTCACCTTCAAGACCTTCAACCATCTGTTGGACAAGTTCGGCATCGACTATCCAAAGGCCAGGAAAGGGCCAGAGCCGGCCTGTTTCGACAAGAAAAAGCAGGGGTGACGCATGGCTGCAGCTCAGAAAGAACGCTCAGCGAAGACCGCGGCGAAGCGAAAGAGCCGCGGCGAAGAGGAAATCAGATTTCACGCCATGGCCGGCACCCGCCAGGCATTGGCTGAGCTGATGGCCTGGTCCGGCATCGAGGAACAGGGCGAGGCGATCACGCTGATGATTCATCACCTGCACGGCCTGGGCCCGGGTGGCGCCCTGCCCCTTCTGGAGCCTCCGCGACACGAATACGTGATACCCGAAAACGTGTCGCGCAAATTGAAACTTGCCTTCGCCCACGAATCCCTTCGCATCTGCCACGACGAATAATCAAAAACGCCGACAACCCGGTGACGGGTCTGGCGTCATCCCGAGGAAACTCCATGAAAGCTGAAATGGTGAAACTGGAACACAATGGCATCCACTTCAAAGTGGCCCGCCCAAGGCTGGCAGAGATTGCAATCGCCGCCCTGTTCGTAAGCTCTATCCCGCCAGCGGCGAATTTCACGCCCGAAGCGCCGGCCGCCATTCCGGCCCTGGGCGAGTACTGGCCCGGCCAAGGCGGCATCAACGGCGGCCACGTTGCCGCTCGCGGCGATGTCCCGGCGCATTACCTGATCTTCGCTGCGAGCGATGTCGGCGACCATGAGTGGGGTGGCCGTGGAGTTGAGGTGAAAGGCCTCAGCAAGACCGACGGCCACACCAACACAGAAGTGCTGTGCAACGTTGATGACAACGAGCACCCGGCCGCAAATGCCTGCGCCGAGTACCAGGCCGATGGTCGTCATGACTTCTACCTGCCTGCCGCCGCCGAGCTGTACCAGGGCTGGCTGAACTGCCCCGAGATCTTCGCCCAGGACTGCTACTACTGGTCGAGTTCGCAGCGCTCCGCCTACTACGCGTTCTACGTGTTCTTCGTTGATGGCGGTCAGGACTACGACGCCAAGTTCAACGAGCTCCGCGTCCGCCCCGTCCGCAGATTCTTTATTTAATCCTTCATCCATTCGTTCTTGATCCGGCACCGGGCGCAGCAGCGCCTTTTTTGTTGCCTTCGAAAAGAGGAAAGACCATGTCCGCAGTAGCTCAAGCAGCACCAGCATTGACCATCCCGGAAATCGGCCAGCCCTTCGGCGGCGGTTTCTTCTCCGGCATCACTCGTGACCCGGCCACCGGCAAGCGTTACCTGAACATCACCGCCGGCGCCGAGTATGAGCTGGTCGGTGCCTGGGGCAAGTACGGCGAGAAAATCGACGGAGCCGACAGCTTCACCGACAGCCGGGCCAACACCGAGGCCATGGCTGCCGCCGGCAGCGAGCTGGCGCAGAAGGTCCTGGCCCTGGACATCGGCGGCTTCACCGATTGGGCGATCCCAGCCCGCGACGTGCAGGAGATGCAGTACCGTTACTTCAAGCCAACGACCGAAGAGAACTGGGCTTACGGTCGCAACGGTGACAACCCCAACAGCGAGCCGGTTGGCCTTCTGTACACCGATGAGTCGCCGACCCAAACCAGCATCGAGGCCTTCCAGGAAGACGGCCCTGAAGCCTTCCAGGATCGTGCCTACTGGTCGAGTTCGCAGCGCTCCGCCGACAGCGCATGCGGCATGTACTTCGATGATGGCACTCAGGGCACCAGCGTCAAGTTCAGCGAGCTCCGCGTCCGCCCCGTCCGCAGTCAATTGATTGATTAATTTGCTTATTTAATCCGGCCGCTTGCGGCCGGTGGCCCAAGGAGGGCGCGCCGATGGCGATGCACACGGAGTTGCAAATCTACAAGGTTTCGATGGGTCTACTCCAGATGTCTACGAACCTTACCCGAAACATTCCCCGCGACCTGAAGCAGTCGCTTGGCAAGCGGGTGATTGATGAGTGCATCGACGTGCTGATGTTGATTGCCCGGGCCAACTCGACCCGGGACAAACATCCACACCTGACCTCGCTGGTCGAGAAGGTCCAGGTCATCGAGTTCCTGATGCGGCTTTTCAAGGAAAGCCGCTTTATCAGCGTCCCGCAGCATGCCAAGGCAATCGAGGTGACCACCTCAATTGGCAAACAGGCGAACGCCTGGAAACGCTCCACCCCAACCGCGCCCGCCACCTGAGAGTTACGGCTTTCTGGTCTGTGCGAATTGAATCTGGTCGTGCCGCTGGCCTTCGGGCCACCGCCATGCGCACAAGAGATACCGCCGGTCTAAAGCGTCCGTGTAGGTCTCGCGCAGTTTCCTCGCTGATCGGCTCCGCCTTCGGCCTGGCGACGTAGATAGCACGATAGGTCGCAGCGCTCCGCCAACAACGCATTCAACATGAACTTCGATGATGGCAATCAGAACAACAACGACAAGAACAACGAGCTCCGCGTCCGCCCCGTCCGCAGATTCGAACGTTGGTCCATACCCGTTCAGCGATCTTGTCCAGGCTTATTACGACTGCCGACGCTCCAAGCGCAACAGCGACAGCGCGCTGGCTTTCGAAATGGACCTGGAACGGAACCTGATCGAGCTGCACAACGACCTGATCGCCGGCACATACCGGCCAGGCCGCTCCATCTGCTTTGTGGTCACCCGACCGAAAGCCCGGGAAGTCTGGGCAGCAGCCTTTCGGGACCGCGTCGTCCACCACCTGCTGTACAACCATGTGGCACCGCGCTTCTACGCCAGCTTCATAGCGGACAGTTGCGCGTGCATCCCGGGGCGCGGCACGTTGTACGCCGCAAAGCGCCTTGAGTCGAAAATCCGCAGCGCCAGCGAGAACTGGTCGAAGCCGATTTTTTACCTGAAATGCGACCTGGCGAACTTCTTTGTCGCCATCGACAAAGAGGTACTGCGTCGGCAGTTGGCCGCCAAGATCACTGAACCCTGGTGGCTGGCCCTCGCTGAGCAGATCCTGATGCATGACCCTCGCGAGGATTACGAGGTGCGCAGCCCGGCCCATCTGTTCAACCGAGTGCCACAGCACAAACGCCTGACCGCGCAACCTGCCCGCCTGGGCCTGCCTATCGGCAACCTGTCGTCGCAGTTCTTCGCCAACGTGTACCTCAATGCCCTGGACCAGTTCGCCAAACACCAGCTCGGCACCAAGCACTATGTCCGCTACGTCGATGACTTCGTGTTCCTACATGAGTCGCCGCAACAGCTCAACGCCTGGCTGGCCCAGGTTGAGGCGTTCCTGCCCAGCCTGGGCGCCAGGCTCAACCCCAGCAAGACAATCTTGCAGCCGGTTGACCGGGGCGTCGACTTCGTCGGGCACGTCATCAAGCCGTGGCGGCGCACTACTCGCAAGCGATCCCTTGCTCAGGCCCTGAAGCGAACGGCCCAGGCGCCCGCCGAGGATCTGCGAGAAACCGCCAACAGCTACTTCGGCTTGCTGAGCCAAGCCAGCCACAGCGAGAAAGATCGGGCGGCGCTGGCCCGCGTCGTGCTGAAGCGCGGCAACACGGTCAACGGCAGCCTGACCAAGACCTATCCGAAGAAATAAACCCACAAACTCGAATCACGCCAACCGGCGAGGCCCTCTCATGGAAATTACATACGGTTCGGTGTGCTCCGGCATCGAGGCTGCGACTCAAGCCTGGCGACCGCTGGGCATGCGCGCAACATGGTTCGCCGAGATCGAAGCTTTCCCCAGCGCCGTCCTGGCCCACCATTACCCGAACGTTCCTAACCTGGGCGACATGACCAAGCTCGGGGCCCTGGTACTGGCCGGCAAGATACCGGCACCCGACGTGCTGGTCGGCGGAACGCCATGCCAGGCCTTCTCGGTCGCCGGCATACGCGTAAGCATCACCGATCCCCGCGGCGCCCCCACCATCAAATACGTGGAGCTTGCAGATGCAGTTGACTATGTTCGCGCCGGCCAGCGAAAGCCCGCCAGCGTCATCGTCTGGGAGAACGTCCCCGGCGTCCTCAGTGACAAAGGTAACGCCTTCGGATGCTTTCTTGGCGCGCTTGCTGGGGAAGACTGCGAACTGCAGCCTTCAGGGAAAAAATGGCCGGACGCTGGTTGTGTGTATGGACCCAAAAGAACAATCGCGTGGCGGATCCTGGACGCCCAATATTTCGGCCTGGCCCAACGACGCCGCCGTGTGTTCGTTGTCGCAAGTGCTCGAGACGGATTCGATCCCACCGAGGTACTTTTTGAGCAAGAAGGCGTGCGCCGGGATACTGCACCGCGCCGAGGAGAGAGGCAAGACGTTACCGGATCAGTTCCTCTCGGCCCTGCGCTCCAGTGCGGATGTGGAAACGTCTTCCCCGAAGAACTCGGTCAATACGGCTGCGTGAATTGTGAGGGTGATGAGGGCCCGGCGGTATCAATGTTCGGTGGGATTCCCGCGTTCGGCGCTGGTAACTCGGCCGGTGCGATTGATCGGTCAGGCACCCTGCCCCCATCACGGAGGCAGGCAAGACTTCGAAAGCGAGACTTTTTTTGTCGCGCCGACGCTTGCCGGTGGCGGACGCAAGTCCGGAGGCTACTCGCTCGACGATATTCCGATCACCGCGCCAGCACTGCGCGCCCAAGCACAGAGTAGCCCCCCCGCCGATTCCGAGGCTTTCATCGTGGCGGGCACACTCAACGCCAACGGAAAGGCGGCCGGCAGCGCAACGCAGCAAGATGCAGAATCCGGGCTCTTGGTCGTACACGGCACGCAAGACCCTGATGTTCGTTTTGAACAGGCGCACACCTTGGGACGAAACAACGGGCAGGAAAACGCCATCCTCGCTTTCTCCTGCAAGGATCATGGCGCCGACGCTGGCGATATCGCGCCAACTTTGCGCGCCATGAGCCACTCCGGAAGCCACACGAATGCCGGCGGCCAAGTCGCGATTGCCTATCCGATTCAGAACGCCACTCGTGGCAAGGCACAGAACGGCCTCGGAATCGGCGAGACAGCCGACCCGATGTACACGCTTGATCAAGCCAGCCAGCACGCCGTCATGGTTGCTGAGCTGTCGCCAACGCTCCGATCCGGGAACATGCGCAACAACAGCAATCCTGTGACTGAGGCTGACATGCTGGTAGGCGGTTCGAAGGTTCGGCGCCTGATCCCCC